GGTGCCGTCCGCCACGAGCTTGCAGCTCGCGGAGCTGCCCGTGTACCGGACCTGGATGGCGGCCCCGATCTGAGCCGGGGTGGCCTCGGTCCCCAGAAGGCACTTGAGCAGCTTGCCGATGCCGGCACAGGGCCGGACCGCCAGGGGGACAGCGCCGGCTACGCTGTCGGAGAGAAAGTACTCCCCGACCGCCATGTTCGCTCCGGTGATCGCGGGGTCCTCGCCCCGCTCCGCCGACTTGTCCAGCCCGGGGAGCCCCCGAACCGGAATCACGTGGGTCCGGGCCACCGCCGTCCCCGGCGTGGACTCCGGCCCTCCGATGGTCAGCTTGATATTATTTACAGCAGGCATGGTTTCCCTCCTCTGCCTTTCCTATGGCCTCACAAGCCCCGTTTCCGGAGCTCCCTCTCGACGACCTTGTCCGTGGCCCGCGTGAGTTCGCCGTCGAAGTCGAACGAGCCGGCCGAGGCGCTCATGAACGGCCGGCGCGGCCGCTTCTTGAAGAACTCCCAGAGGCTCGCCGCCGGGCTGTAGATCCAGTAGGTGTGCGGGTACTTCCGCGACTTCGAGGCCTTGACCGACTTCTGCGTCCCGCCGGTCACCCGCGGCAGCATCTGGCCGCTCAGGAAGTGGCTGATAATGAACTGCTTGAACTTCGCCGCGATCTCCTTGAGGACCGAGTCCAGCATCCGGGGCGCCTCCGCCCCGAACTGCGAGAGGCCCTTGCTGACGCTGTCGTCGACCGTCACGGTGATGTAGAACACCCTCGCCTCCTACCGGAAGATCCGCACCCGCAGCTCCACGAGCATCTTCTGCAGGAGCTTCCCCGCCTCCTGCGCCTCCGGGAGCCCGGAGAAGTCCGCGCTGACGAGCCGCACCCAGTTGAACCGGCCGCCGTAGGACTCGTCGTCGACCGTGATCCGCCGGACCGCCTCGGCGTAGCGCAGGAGGTCCTCCTGGACCTCCTTGCGCTCCGAGCCGGCCTGGCCGACCGCGATCAGGACCCGGTGGAACTCCGCCGGCTCCAGGAAGGGCTCGCCCTCCGCGGCGTAGTCGTACTCGATCGCGCGGGGCTGGATCTCGACGGCCGGGTACTGCGGGTCCTTGACCTCGCAGGTATCCATCGCCTTCCAGGCCGGCACCGTCACGCCGCGCTCGGCCGCGATGGCCGCGAGTTCCGCGGCGAGCTTCTCCTGGAAGTAGGCCTTGATCCCCGCGAGCGTGTCTTCCATCGCCGCTTACCACTCGTCCCCGGTCCGGGTGAACCGGATGTCGTCGTCGTCCCTTGAAGTCCCTTCCGGCTGACCTGGGCTATCGACCTCCCGCAGGATCGAGGGCCGCGCTTCGATGCGGCCCAGGGCCGACTGGTAGAGCTCCTCGAAGGTCGCCGCCCTCTCGTCCTCCTCCTGCTTCGCCCGCAGGACCTTCGCCTTCGCGCCGTTAACGGCGATCGGCTTGAGCACCTTGAGCAGGTCCGCGTCCGTCACCGGGACGGAGATCCCCACGGCCCGGAGCCGGGCGTCCATCTCCGCGGTGACGTCGGAGCAGAACTGGTCGACCTCGGTCTTCGTAGGCTTACTCGAGGCGTCGATCGTGACCTCGGGGAGTTCCCGGATCACGTCGTCCGAGACGCAGTAGTCTGCCACGGGGCCTTACTCCGCCACCTTCGGCTTTTCTTCCGAACCCTTCTTCAGCTTGGCCTGCTTCGGCGCCACGACCTCGACGAGCCCCTTCTTGGCGAGCTTCTGGGCGACGTCCTCGAGGTACTCGGTCTCGAACCCGTTCAGCAGGTAGCGAACCTTGATACGCTTCAGATTCATGGAATCTCCTCGAAAGGCGGACCCGAACCTGTGAATCCGGGTCCGCTGGTTTCTGTTCTCCGTCCTCTCCGCCTAGGCGTTGACCGTCTTCACGGCCATCTGGAAGAAGCCGTAGCCGGCGTTGCCCCGCATCTCTGCGGAGTAGATCAGCTTGCGGGTCTTCTTCACCTCGCTGTCGTCCAGCACCTGGACCGGGTCCTTGCGGTTCTGGTAGATGAAGGGCTTCAGCGGGTAGACGGTGCAGAGGCCGTACCAGTCGCTCGCGTCGGCCAGCCGCGGCAGGGCGATGACCTGCTTGATCCAGCCCTTGATCGGGTTGAACAGGCCGCCGTAGGTCGCGTCCGGCGCCGCGCTCGTCATGACCGCCTCCAGCATCGGGCCCTCCAGCGCGGGCGGCACGACGATGGTGTCCATGGCGAAGCCGAAGACCCGGCCCACGTCCGAGGTGAACTTCATCATCGCGGCCCGGGCGGCGTAGATGTCCGCCTTGATAGCGGCGACGGTGACCCCCGTCCCGGCCAGCAGGTTGTCGTTCGGCGCGGTGCGGTCGGCGAAGAAGGCGCTGCCGTCGTAGGCCAGGCCGGTCGCCCCGTTGATGATCAGGTCCTCGAGGAGTTCGAACTTGTACTGGGCCACGGCCACGACCAGCATCCCCATGCGCGGGACGATGCGTCCCATCTGGTCGTCCTCGATCTCGTTGCGGTCGATCTCGATGGCGTCGTAGAAGTCCTTGTTCTTGATGGTGTAGTCGTAGTCCTTCAGGCCGCCTGCGGTCTTCGGGCCGAGCCACTCCTTCACCACGGGGACGTCCCCCAGCCAGCCGTACTTCTCGGAGGCGGAGGTGCTCGGCACCTCGGTCGCGAGGGCCGCCACGGCTCTGGCGGGCCCGGCCTCCTTGAGCATCGCCTCGTAGGCCTTGTCGAACTCGACCTTGAGGGCTTTCTCCAGTGCAACAGTGTCAACTACCATTCTGTTTTCTCCTTGTCCTCAGTTCCTGGACTTACACCAGCTTCTGGATCCGGGTGTCGATCAGCAGGTAGTCCGTCTTCCAGCCCACGCAGATGCCAAACGCCTTGACGTTGGTGCCCGTATCGGCCAGCGTGTCGTCCGCCGTGGCGAAGAAGAGCGCCCCGACGTCCGTCTGGGCGGCCCCGCTGTGGTAGATCCAGAGCTGCCCGCCTTCGATCTCCACCTTTTCGTGCGAGGTGCCGTTGGAGGTGTGGTGTTTCTTCATCACCCCGATCGGGACCTCGCTGGCGACGTCGGCGGCTACCTTGATGTAACCGTCGGTGCCGATGTTGACGAGCGCGCCCTTGTACAGCTCGTCGGCGGCGCCCGCCTCGATCGCGTACTCAACAGTCTGGCCCGCGATCGTCTCGTACTCTCTGTCCGCTGCAAGTGCCATTACTCTTTACCTCCATGCCTCTTGAGATCTTCTTCCGTATGCCCGAGCCCCTTGTGGTACTTCCGCTCGGCCTCGGACATGACTTCCTGTTCCTCGCCGCCAGCCCCGGTACCCTTCTCGGAGAGATCCACGACCGGCTGCTGCGCCTCGAGCAACTCCCGGGTCCCTTCCGGGTCCTTGTCGTAAAGCGCCTCCCAGAGCGCGCGGTTGACCGGCGCGATCTTCCCGGCCCTGAGCGCCCCCTCGATCGCCTGGACCTTCTCGGCCTTGGCCTTCTCCAGCTTCAGGTCCGCCGCCTCCTTGGCCGCTGCATCTTTCTCCGCCTGCAGCAGGGCGATCTTCTCGTCTTTCAGGCGCCCCGCGGCCTCCAGCTCTTCGAGCGTCTTGCTGTTATCGACGGGGACGGCGATCCCGAGCGACTCGGCAACCTGGCTATTCTGTTCGTCGGTCGCCTTCCGCAGTTCCTCCTCGGGGAGGGCGGCGAGCTCCTCGAGGAGCTGCCCCAGGGACTTCGGCTCCGGCTGGGCCGGCGCCTCGCCGGCCTCTTGGGCGGGCGGGGCTTCCGGCTGCGCCGGCGCTGGCTCGGCCGGCTGTGGCTCGGCTTCCGCCGGTTGCGGCTGCGCCTCTTCCGGCTGAGGCTCCTCGGCCTGGCTGGCCTGGGCCTGGTGCCGGGCGGCGGCCTCGCGCAGGGCCTGCGGCACATGGGCGTACTGGAACCGCTCGAGGTTGAAGGACAGGTTGGCCGCCACGTCGCCGTAGTCCTCGACGCTGTCGGCGAAGCCGGCCGCCATCGCCTCGTCGGCCGTATACCAGGTCTCCTCGGCCATCGCCGCCAGCGCCTCCTCCCTGGTCAGGTTAGACTCGCCGGCGTAGATCTTGGCCATCTGCCCCGCGATCTTCCCGAGGACGTCGGCCATCTTCTGCATCTCCGCGGCGTCGCCGATACAGAGGCCCGAGGGGTTGTGGATCATCAGGTAGGAGCCCCGGCCCATGACCAGCTCCTGGCCGGCCAAGGCGATGATGGAGGCCATGGAGGCCGCCATGCCCAGGACGTGGACCTCCAGCTTGTTCCGCTCCCCCGCAAGGATGTTGTAGATCGCCATGCCGTCGAAGACGTCCCCGCCCGGGGAGTTGAGCAGGAGCCGGATCCGCTTCTTCGCGCGAACTGCGTCGAAGTCCTTCTTGAACTCTGCGACGCCGATCCCGCCCCAGCCACCAATGGCGTCGAAAATGCTGATCTCGGCCTCGTCGTCGTCCTTCGCCTTCATGGAATACCAACGGTTTCCCATCAGGTCCTCCTCACCACTCGCCTCTTCGAAACTGCCGTCATTATCTTCGCAGTGCTTCCGCGCGTCCTCGGCCGTCCAGACGTCCTTCTTATACCGCATGGACTGCAACTCGCTCTGGTTCGGCGCGTTGATACCGAACACGTAGTCAATGCACTTGTTGTCGTGCTTCTGGTAGCAGTTCTTCCGGGAGTACCGCTTGTAATTCGGCGGCTTCAGCCGGCAGCTATGCTCATTTGGATAAGGCATATTCTTCCCCTCCCCCTAGAACTTCGCGACTGGCAGTTCGAGCCAGGCGACGTCCACGTACAGCTTGATCACCCCGGCCGCGCCCATGGCCGTGAGGTTGTTCAGGACCAGCCCTTCGTTCTGCGCCAGCAGGATCGGGTGCTCGTCGTCGATCCGGAAACTGAACGCGGCCACCCCGGGCGGAAGGGCGGCACCGACGGCGTTCGCCCATTGGCCCCGAGCGCCCTGGTGCTGGCCGTCCAGAGTCCGGGTGCCGGCGGTGAGTGCGGCAGTCGAAGAGATCCGCACGTCGCCGACGCCCGACGTCGGGAAACTGGTCCGCTTCTTCCCCCCATTCCCAGAGGGCGTGAGTGCGGTTCCTCCGGAGTCTGAGGTGCTGAACCCGCGGGCGACGTACAGGCCGTGGTCCACGATCTGCGCCGCGGTGAAGGCCGTGGACACGAACCACCACCACTGGAACCCGAAGATGAGCGCGTTTAGGATCGCGCTCGTCCAGCGCAGTGAGAAGACCGGGGTGTTCGCCCCGGCCCCGGCCAGCGCCCCGGAGGCGCCGCCTAGCCGGTAGAACCCGCCAGCTCCGTGCTCGATCGGGCGCAGCGACATCCGCACCGCCTTGTGGGTCGGGTCTGCCAGAAGCGCGAGATACGCGCCGCTGTCCGCGTCTTTGACTTCAATTTCCATCGCCCTCTCCTTCCCCGGCCGGAGCCGGCGCGTTCTTGCGCTTCTCCTGCTGGGCTTTCCATTCGTCCGTGTCGGTGATCGCCGGCAGGCGAAGCACGTCGCGCAGGTCGTTCTCCAGCTCCCTCGTGTTCGTGATCACGCCTGCCTGGGCCAGGTAGCCGATGGCCTGGAGGTCCAGGCCGTGGATCCTCTTGCAGAGGAACTTCGGGTAGCTCTCCACCTTCCAGTTGAGGTCCACGAGCTCCTTGACGCAGAAGCGGTTGATGACCTCCGCGATGTAGTCCGCCCAGCTCTGGGTGGCCATCAGGAAGGCGTTGATGAACGATTGTCCGAGCGCCCGGCTCCCTGTCTCGGAGGTGCCGAGGTTGATGTGCATCGCCAGCACGGCCTTGGCGATGCCCTCGTCGTAGTACTTGATCGAGCCCAGGATGTCGGTGCCCTTCCCTTCCTCGCCCCCGTGGATCTTGAAGTCCCAGCCCTGCGGGCTCATGATGTAGCCCTTCTCATTGGCGTGGACGTCCTCCAGGGCCTGCTTGGCGGCTTCCCATTCCGTCGATCCCCGTTCCACGCCCTGCGGCACCTTGTATTCCGGCAGGCCGGCGCCCCAGCGGTCGTGCATGATCGCGTTCGTCTTCTCCAGGGCATCCTTGATGTACCAGGCCTTGAAGGCCGACCGCAGGAGCGAGATCCCCTCCCAGTGGTCGCCCTCCTTCTCGCAGGTGAAGATCAGCAGCTTCTCAAGGGGGATCGGGAACTCGGTCCCCACGGGGTCCCGCTGCACCATGTGCGTAATGCGCTTGCTCTTCTGGTCGTACTTCCAGTAGGAGACCGACTGCGGCAGGCGCGGGGCGAGCTTCCGCGGGAGGACCAGGCCGTCGCGGTACTCGTAGACTTTCTCCAGACCCGAGAACCCGAAGGGGAACATCAGCATGGCGTGGCGCACCGTGTCCTTCCAGGTCATCGCCATCTGCTCCATGAGCGCCTGCTGGAGGATCCCCGCGATCTTCTTGTCGCCCTCGTCCTCGCTCCCCGGCTTCATGTAGTAGTCCGCCTGGAGAATCGGGAGCATGATCGCGCGCAGCACCGCCTGGACCTGGTGGTCGCCGCGGCGCATCTTGTCGTAGATCGCCCGCCCGGCCGCCCCCTCCATCTTCGGGAGGTGCTCGCCTGTGACGAAGTTCGCCCGGTCGCCCCAGGTCCCGACGTTGCCGGAGACGCCGGCTTCGGGGGCCGTTAGTGTCGCCGTCTCTGCCATCTCAGAACTCCATCTTCCTCATGCCTGCGGTCTGGGGCCGCGGCGTCGGCTCGTTGACGAACTTCGCCGACGGCAGGCCCGCGTTGCGCTGCAGCCGGCCCATGGCCATAACCAGCCCTACCATCCCGTCGATCTTCTCCGTCGACTTCTCCTTGTCCGGCCTGATCTCGCCCTTCGCGTTCTGGGTAACCACCATGTTGTCCGCCATCCAGGCGAGGACCGGGTCGTCCCCGTGCCGGAGTTGCTCGCCGAGTACGACCTTGAGCAGGTCCTTCGTCGGGGCGTTCATCGAGCCGAAGCCCTGGTCGAAGTCGACCATCGTGAAGCCCCTGGCCGCCAGGTGCACCGAGACCTGCACCGCTCC